AATAAAATAATGGCGACAAGTAATGAATTGGGTAAAGTTATTTATAATCTGCTTTCTAATAATAGTGGCGTATATAATCTCGCACATTATAGAATTTATCCAATTACTGCTCCACAAAATACTACATTTCCCTTTGTTGTTTATACAATCACGAATACAGAGCCGTCTTTAACGAAAGATGGCGTTAGTCCATTGGATGTAATTAGCTTTCAAATAGATTGCTATTCAACGCAATATGACGAAAATACATCACTTGCTAATGCAGTTAGAAGTGCATTAGATTATTATACAGGAACTGTTGAGGGACAACAAATTCAAAGGATTAGATTTGTAGGCGAAGGAGATGGAGATTACAATGCAGAATTGGAAATATTTTGGAAATCATTAGATTTTAGCATTAGATTAAAAAGAGAAAGGTAATGGAAGTTTTATTTTTAAAGGATTGGTTAAATCCGGCGACAAATAAAGTGATTACAAAAGGATTGAGGGCTCATATAATGAAGAAGAAAGCATTAGAGTTGATCGATAAAGGTATATGCGAAGAAGTATTACCATTTGGAGTTGAAAAGGCAATCCAAAAAGAAAAGGAAATAATTGAATTGAAAGAAAATATAGCAACACCAAGAAAAAAGAAACGAAAATTATTTTAAATATAAAAACATAGAAAAATGGCAGTTAATGACATAATCAACGGTACAGACCTGCGGGTATATAAGGATGGAACTACTGCAATAGGTGAAGCTACATCCGCAACATTATCCGTAACTCGCGAAATGCGAAACATTCTTACAAAGGATTCTCCAAGTTCGGGTTGGGTAAGTAACAAACCTGGTCAAAAGTCAGCAACCTTGACAGTTGAAGCATTGTATAACGAAACATCAACAAACGTACAACCAGATGTATTATTTGATGCTTTAGACAATGGAACTGTTTTGGCTTTAACCTTAACAGAAAATACATCTGGATACAATTTCTATTCGTTTAGTGCGTATTGCACAAGCTGGGAGGTTAATACTCCAGTTGAAGATAATACTTCCGTATCCGCAACATTCACGATTTCTGGAGCGGTTTACAGAGGTACAAACGCATAATTAAATGAACACACCACAAACACGGACCACAAATGGTTAGATTTACAAAAATAAACAACAAGGAAGTGCCTGTTTCGTTCGGGAATGCGACATTGATTCGCTTCGAAGAGGAAACAGGCATTTCTATTTTAACGCTTGGAACGGATACGTTAAATTATAAGAATACATTGATGTTAATATTCGAAGCGTTACGAGATGGACATAGAAAAGAAAAGATTGAGTTAAAATGGACATTCGAAGATATGTGCGATCAACTCGATGAAGATATGGAAGCGATTAATCGAATAATGTCTTTATTTGGCAATAGTATGCCATCATCAGAAAAAAAAACGAAAACGAGTCGAACCAAAGCGCATCTGACACGCACCAAGTAATGACTTGGAGTGATATACGAGGAATAGCAATCGGGCAGATGGGAATGAGTAACCAAGATTTTTTAGATTCTGATTTTGTGGTGGTGATGGATGCAATTAAAGGCTTTAACCAAATGAAACAATTAGAGTTCCGCAACAAGTGGGAACAAACAAGATGGTTGGCTACAATAGGTTTACAACCTTATTCAAGCAAAGGCAAGACAATTAAGATGACTGATTTAATTGTTTTCGATTGGGAAAAGGAAGAAAAGCCAAAGAAAAGGGAATTGAGCAAAGAACAACTTGAATGGAGAAAACGTATGGACGCGATAATGCGTAAAAATCACGGACAAGCATAAAATATGGCAGCAAGGGATTTAAATGTTGTACTTGGTTTACGAGTCGAAAACTTTCAAAAGAATCTACGTTCTGCACAAAGACAAATGGAGCGGTTTGGTCGTGATATGCAGCGACTTGGTTCTAACCTTACTCAAACCTTAACATTACCTATTCTCGGTGCTGGTGGAGCTGCGGTTAGTTCTGCAATCCAATTCGAACAACTTGAAGCACGATTACGAGTTTTAACCGGATCCGCAGAAGAAGGTGCAGCGGTATTTGAACGAATCAAAACCTTTGCGGCTCAAACTCCATTTGAAGTTACTGATTTGGTTGAGGCAAGTTCTCAATTAATGGCATTTGGTTTTAGTGCAGATGAAGCATTAAATTCCTTGCAATACCTTGGAGATATTGCAGCTGCAACCGGAAGTAATATCAATGATATAAGTTTAATTCTTGGTCAAGCAAGAACGGTTGGAGTTGCATTTACGCAAGATTTACGTCAACTTGCATCACGAGGTATTCCGGTTTTTGAGATGTTGCAAAAGGAAACCGGATTGACAGGAAAAGCATTTAATGAATTTGTTGCTGATGGTGGTGTAACCTTTGATGTTCTAAATAGATTATTGCAAGAAACCGCATCCGAAGGTGGTAAGTTTTTTGGGGGTATGCAAATGCAATCACAAACACTTGGTGGTGCATTATCTAACTTTAAAGATTCCGCTTCGATTGCGTTTGCGGAACTTGGCAAATCTATTGCCGAATCTACTAATTTAAATGAAAGGTTAAGACAGTTATCAGATTTTATATCTGCGTTAGTTCAAAGGTTTAAAGAATTAACTCCAGAGGCAAAACAAACTGCAGTAAATATTGCATTATTCGTTTCAGCCATTGGTCCAGCAGTATTTATTGTTGGTAAATTAGCAACCACAATAGGTGGTTTATTAGGGCAAATGCGAAGTTTAGTCGGAATAATTACAACATTAGCCGGTCCAGTTGGTATTGCACTTGCATTGGTTGGAATTATTACTGCAATGTATTTTGAATTTGAAAATGTTCGCAAGGTTGTAAATGGATTATTGCAAACATTTTATGCGTTCTTAAATACAGTTATACAACTCGGAAAACAACTCGTAAACTTTACATCTTTATTAGGAGCAATTCAAAGTGGTAATGTAATTCGAATAAAGGTTGCATTTGATGAATTAAAGGATGGAATATCTGAATTGCCAGATGCGGTTGCTAATGGATTTAAAAATATATCCTTTACGGATGCAGAAAATAAAGTAACATCGTTTTTAGATAGAATTAAACAACAAATATTTGGTGTAAAAACCGAAGCAGCTAAAGTGATTCCATCATCAACTCAAACTCCTACATCAACACCATCTGGATCCGGAGGCGGAATCGATACAAGTCAAGCCTACGCAACACAATTACTTCCAACATTTGCAACACCAGAAGGAATTGCATCAATATCCGCAGCAACCGAACAATTAAACACATATAATACCGAATTACAAGAAACAAGCGGATTTACAGAACAAGTAAACAATACATTTGGATTCATACAAAACTCAATTACACCAATAATAGATGGTGTTTTTAACGCATTAGAAGCTGGTCAAAATGTGTTTAAATCATTAGCAAGAGGTGTTAAGGATTTAGTCGTACAATTAATTAAGGCAGTAGCACAAGCGGCTATATTATCCGCGATAATGAATATATTATTTCCAGGGTTAGGTGCAGCTAGAGGTGCGTTTAGTTTTCGGTCAATTTTAGGTGGTTCGTTAGGAATACCTGGACTCGCATCCGGCGGATTAGTGACTGGTCCAACAATGGCTTTGGTTGGAGAAGGAAGCGGAACAAGTTTATCGAATCCAGAAGTGGTTGCGCCCTTGGATAGGTTGCGGTCGATGTTATCTAATACTACAATGAATGGAAACTTTGTTGCATCCACAAGATTGCAAGGTTCTGATTTATTATTGGTTGTTGAAAGAGCCGAACGAAATAGAAATAGATAATGCCTAAAAAATTTGAATCTACATTTTTTTCTGAATCGGGAGCTGAATACATCATAGAGATTCATCAAAGTACCTTTACTGGTTCTGCTACTCAATTCGATACACTTGGGGTTCAAATTAAATATGATACTGGAGGAGATGAAGACAATAGGTTTAAATCTGTAATTAGTTCAGAGGCATCTATAGATATGCACATTGATACTTCTGCATTAAATACTTTTGTAGAGAATTTAGTTACATCTTACGAGGATGAATACTTTTTATACATCAGGACAAATCAAACAACAGGACAAACCGTATTTAAGTGGGTTGGATATATTTTAACTGATTTAGTTTCTATTGAAGATATAGACTTAAACCTTGGTTATTCATTTGTTTTAAAAGCAAAAGATGGTTTAAATACATTAAAAAACATTGATTACAACGATGATGGCGTTCCCTATACTGGTAAAGACACAGTATTCTCACACATATATAAGGTATTATTAAAATTAGGTTCAGTAAATTACGCATACGCATCATTTACAGAGCCATTGTTTTCAGTTGTAATTAATTGGCATTCGCAAGAATACACATATAATTCTAATAATACTATTTTAACAAAAGCTAGAATTCCGCATAGAGCATTTTACCACATTGACACAAAAGGTAATTACGTTTATAAAAATTGCTATGAAGTTTTAGAAGAAATATGTAAAACCTTTGGTGCGCGAATAATAAATAGCGGATCAGGTTTTTACATTACACAAATCAATGAATACTTAAATGCAAACTCATTAATTGAAAAGAGTTATCCGTTATTAGGTAGTATTCAAACTAATACGCGAGATTATTCAATAACACACGACCAATCGGATATTGATAATTCTGATTTATATAGATTATACGGTAGTTCGTTTGAGTTTTTTGCTCCCTTGCAATATGCAAGAGTTGAATATGAACATTTAGCAACACGAAATTTATTAGCTGGTGCAATCTGGGATTACAACGATGAAACTGCAAAAATTGCTGAAGATGTTGCATCTAATAATTTTGATTCAATTTTGCAACTTGATTTTACACTTGCGTTTTATACTTCATTTACTCAAACAGTTGCAACTACTTCTTTTCAAAACCATTATGTAGTATTCAGGATTTTAATAAAATTAGAAGGAGAAGTAACAAATCATTATTATCAAAATCAATTTGTAAGGCAGTATAATAAATTTGATGAAATTGGTTTACAAAATTCATATTGGGATACTACGGAAGGGTATTATTATTTTTTACTTCCAAAGGTTACTGACGGAAACGAAATATTACAAAACATTCAATTAATAATTCCACAAGTTCCAGTCGATGGAGATTTGTCTGTAAAAGTTGAATTTTATAATGTATATGGCGAATACGGAATTGATCCATTGACTTCTATATTGCAAGGTGGTTCAGTTCCTGTTTTACAAGATTATTATACAGTAACTTACGAAGCATCTAATACGTTTCTTCAGTACATACATACTGGATTCTTTTCGGACCAAAACGACATTATTAGATTTCAGTCTGATAATGACAATACCGCATATAAAACTTACGAAATTAAAACAATAATTGGGGATGGACCAAATCTTAATTCTCCAGGTCATTTAGAAGTAAAAAATGATTCGGATGAATGGGTAATTACTGAAAACGGATGGAAGGTTGGAAATACGGGTGATGCAAAAAACATTAGTCAATTATTGGCAAACGAAACTATAAAAGGTCAATTATTGCCAGTTCGTAAATTTATGGGAACAACAATGGTTATGACTGATCCTGACAATGCATTTTTGCAACCGCATTATGCGATTAATTACAATAGTGCCTATTGGATATTCCACGGTGGTACTTATGATTTATATAGAGATATGGTAACAGGAATATGGTTTCAAGTTAAAGAAGATAGTTAATGCCTTATACGGAACAATCTTTAGTTTATTTATCAAGGGATTACCGATTCGTTGCTTCATTCGGTGCAGTAGGGGCTTCTTCTTCAGCTGGTGGTGCAGTCATTACAGATAACGATGATACATCTATTATTAATCCAGAAATTGGACACGGTGTAATATTTCAAGAGGTATTAACTGCATCCGGTTCTAATACTTTTACGGTAACAGAAAATAACGGAGTTTTACCAGAAAACGCAGCCGAAATTACCATATATAGAAACGGATTATTATTAAATCAAACTTACATTAGTTCCCTTGATGCACAAAATGGAGAATTTACTTTAAGTTTTACGCCTGATGTCGGAGATAGAATTGCAGTTGTTTGGTTTTATAGAGGTGAGATTGAGGATAACGGAATTTATCAAGAAATATTTACTCCAAATGGCTCATCGGATACATTTACTTGTACTGACAATAATGGAATAATTCCAAGCAGAAAACAAGAAATGTTAATCTATCAAAATGGTATTTTTATTGATTCAGATAAGGTTACAAATTATTCGCAAACAACATCCGAATTTACCTTAAATTATACGCCAAGCGCAGACGATAGTATCGCGGCTATTTGGTTTATGTCGCTTCCTAATAATCTTAAAATAATCCAAGAACAATTCATCGCGGATGGAGCGCAAACAACCTTTACCGTAACCAAAAACGGAGGCAAACTCGCAAAGACAAAGGATGCGATTCTATTAATGAGGAATGGTCAGCATATCAATAACGATTACATATCCGGAATTAATACAACAAATGGAACTATTACAATGACTTTTGCTCCAGATCAAGGAGATGATATAACCTTGATTTGGTTTGTGGAAGAATTTGTTACGCCAACTGGAACGGCTGCGGTTTCGATGTTTCAAGAAGAATTTACTGCCGATGGCGTTTCGGCTACGTTCACGGTCACGGAAAACGAGGGTAAATTACCAGAAGATTTACCTTCCATTATGATATACAGAAACGGACAATTCATATCTAATCAATTCATTTCTTCACACGATCCGGTAGCTGGTACAGTCACATTTGGCTTTGTTCCGCGTTCTGGAGAAAAAATAACTATTGTATGGGTCGTTTCAAATTTATAAAAAATCTAATCGTAATCACATCAATGGTTTTTCCTTTGTTCGCATTCGGACAAGGTTATCCACGATTCGAATTGTATCAGCTCGTTCAAGGGCAAGATTCTGGGCAGTTCGTTACGACCGGAATTGATTCGAATTTAGATTTTAATTCCGTTATGCGATTTCGTTTCCAAGATTCAACTTTGTTAATCGGTTCGGATACGGTTATTACAGATGCGAAAATACTTCCAATTCTATTGGCTACTCTTGATGCTGGATTAGGAATTGAAATAAGCCAAGTTAATGGTCAAATATTCATTGAATCGCTATCGATTGAGGATTCGATATATAATGGAAGTGGTTCAATAATCGAAAAAGGAACTCCAT